GCGCCAAGCCAGTGATCGACACCAGCAAAGGTGACTGTCGGAGCCGTCGCTGCGGCCATAAGATGAAGCGTGGCCTCTCCACCAACAGGAAGATTCGCAAGCGTGAGCGTAATCGTACCAGAAACAGAAGTGGCCTTGAAGAGACCACCCTGCGCGAGATCAATAGTGCATGACGTATCGATCGTTCCAAGATTAACGAGATTAACCTTCTTACGAGCATGCGCAGCAGCAGCGCCACTACGGCTCACAACAACATCAGAGTTAGCCATACGTTTTTCTCCTTATCGTTAAGGGGCTCTTAGCCCATTGCGCCTGAGGTCGTATCGGTCACGAAGACGAGAGCCGACTTCGGCTGGACAAGTGCACCCGAGATACGGGTTTCGATCAGGTACTTGTACTGGTTGTAGTCGATATCAAAGTCGTCGAACATGTTGATAGCGCCACCCTTGTCGGCACCAATGACATAGTCATTAAGGTCGACGATAACACCATAAAGCTCGTGGGTGCCGTCATAAACGGTGGAGTCGGTCATAACCGGAACTGGAACGATGCTGTTAACGCCAAGACCAGCAGCAAGCTCTTCCTTGGTCTTGTAAACGCGATAGCCCTGCGTATCCTTCAGCAGAAGCATGTCCATCATAACGTGCTGGCTACAATAGAAAGTCGTATTGCCGGAGCCCTTGTAGTTCTCCTGCGCGCGAAGAATCTCGTCGATGATGTCAACGACCGCGTCATTGGCAAGCTCGACCTTGTGGGCGTAAAGATTGTCGTCAAACGCGATCGGACGGATATTGGTAGCGCTGATCTTGTCCTCGCTGAGAGCCGAACGGCCGTCGCCAAGAAGGACTGCACGAGCAATTTCCTCATCCAGCATCATACGCATCTCAGCCTTGAGCCAAGCGACAACGTCCATATCGGTGATATCGACAACGTCGTCACGATCAAGCTTCTGCTTCTTGTAGATCGTAGTCGGAGTAGTCGTGCGAGTAAGCAGCTCGAAGACTTCCTCAGTCTTCTCATTACCCGTCACATAACCCTTGGCGCGCGCCTCATCGGGAGTGATGTCAGCAGCCATGCTCTTGATCCGGCTAAACGGGGTATGACGGCAGCCATTAAGAACGCCACCAACCCAGCCAGTATCGCGCTTGATGAAGGTTGGAGTTCCGGCAACCTTCTGCGCATCCGGGAACAAGTAGCCAACGTTCTCAAGCCCGTACCCGGCCGCGAACCCGCCCGCGTGCGAGAGCTCAAAACCCTTGTCCTCCATGTGCGTCATGAAGGCTTCCTTGAATGATCCGCACTTCCTAGCGGCCTCCTGAATCGCGACGAAATCATCGTGAGTCAGAACGTCGTTCTTATCATTCTGCTCTTCGCCATCCTTGTCAAAGACGTTCCTCTTTCCCATACTTGTGTCCTCCTTATCTGAATGCTCAGCATTCTCGTCTTCCTCGTCATCGTCGTCCATGTTTTCAAGCAAAACGCCAACTGCAGCCTTCTGCTTATCGTTGAGCGTAGCGAGAATGTCACCGATCGTTTCCTCGCCACCCTCTTCGTGCGCTATTTCTTTCTCTTCCTTCTCTTGCTCTTGCACATCGTCCTTCACCTCTTCGGAATGCGACAAAGATTCGCCCGAATAAATGATGGCCTCATCGATCTCATCATCTCCGAACTCATCATGCGCAAACGAAATAGTGTCGATCAACGCGCCAGGATTAGCGCCAGAAAGAACAAGACTTACTTCACGAATCGTACCAGACATAACATCCTTGCCAATTTGTCCTAACTTATTGGCGTAGATCGAGAGCGAATTGATCGCCTTATGAATAATAAGATTCTTAGCATTCTTCGCATTACCACTATCGTTGAAATAACACCGAGCGTAAACGCCGTCTTCGCGATTCTCAAGCTCGGCATGCCCAAGAATGTTAGCCGGATCATTACTTCCGTGCTGCCAGACTAACGGCACGACCTTGCCATGATCATGCTTAAAAGCATCTCGCCTAATAGTTCGACCGTCACTACACGTGACGTCATTTTTAGTGGCGTATCCGCCAAAATCAGGCTGTGTCATCTACTTTAATCCCACCTTCCGGTACTGCTAGTTGGGGCGTTGGGGGTGTAATATTCTTATTTCTTAGTTCGTCCGAATCGGGATTAGGATCTGGTTTGAACCCGATAATAGACCGCATATCGTTCGACGATAGAACTTCATTACGAGTGAATTTATCCGCAATATCAGCCATTGTGGACATCGGAACAAGCCTAAATGGATCGTTATATATCATCAGTCTTTGCCCCTGAGTCCTTGCTGTCTTGCTAATAAACGTGCGATACATAGAATCAACTATAGAAAGTGTAACGGGTTCGATGGTTCGTTTAAAGTAATTTAACATTGTCGGCTCGTCTGCTGAACCTTCTAAAATGCTTGTTGTTAGCCCTAACTGGCCATATAGCATACTCGTTAGGTACTCAATCTGTGCCATTAAAGAATTCTCAACAGGCCGATTTAGTTGAATTACTTTTTCCGTACCATCCGTATAGGCAATGCCAAGTTCCGAGTTCTTAAGCTGTTCCTCGATGTCTTTCCTTCGTCTTTCCGCTTGTTCTTTGCGAGCTTCGGTCTTAATAATGTATGGTAATTGCAGAATTAAATCCAACTTGCCAGAAGCATGAATATTGTCGACAGTGTCGAGTAAATTAAGCTTAACAACTAGACGCTTAAGGGTCGAGTTTGGTTCATTCATAATACTATAAAGCGGATTTTCAACAATTGCCACGGACCATTTTGGCAATATTAATTCTTCATGTTTAGCCGTTCGTTCATTATATAAATTTACACGAACTGAGCTAGGATACCATTCAACAATCTTCCCAACACGGAGCGAATTTACATCATAAGCATCACTAATTGTTGGATCGCGAGTTGTGTCTACTGCTACAATCGCAATACAACCTTCGTCAAATAATGTCATTGCCGCGTCTTGGATGAAGGCGGTTCCTGTTTGATCGATATTTGCAGAAACGGTTAAACAATCATTTAACCCACTACGAATTGTCTCTAAATATCGTTCATTTTCGTCAACCCGAACATGTTGAATCTTTGTGGACGCAACATCAAGCGCTAAACGATTATAAATAGAGGCAACCATAGACCTTTCATTACCATAATTAAATCTTGGTCGATCGGGTCTAGAAGAATATGAAACTTCGCCTGTAAACTGAGGCGGGGTAAACGAATCACCTCGACTGAGAAACGCGTTCCAGGCTCTTGAAATTCTCATCCCAATGCTTTCGGCCAAAACCTCACCTCCTCATCCTTGTCTCGACGCGGTTACTCAAACGCGAGTTTATTAGCTTTGTATGCGACATACGCATCCATAGCCGCAGCAACATTATCAATCTTTTGATCGGCTCTTCTCTTAAATAACTTTCTATTACCATTTGTATCTTCCATCGTAACGCAGTTACCCATTGTAAATGAGAAGATGGCTTCGTCAAAGATTAATAGTCGTTCTTCGGCTAATTTCTTTAGCTCTCCAAGAGGTATACTTTCGGTTTTGGCACCTTGGATTACTTTTTCAACTCCGTATGGACCGTTTTCTGCAATCCATCTATTAACAAACTCTTTTGCGCCATAGGGGTCATACCCAAAAGCACGAACGTCGTATTGTGTATCCTCGATAAACTTGTCTAAGTCATCATAAACTGTACCATCAATATCTAGCACAGTTCCTTCCATGACTATAAGAGTACCTTCTTGGAGAAATTCATCATACTTAATGCGCATAGCACCTGGAAGTTTCATTAGCGTTACTTCTGTTATATAGCTTCGAGTTTTGATGCCAAAACTACCATCGGCTAATGGAAATAGGAAGGTAAATGCACAAAAGTCGTCGCCTCTAGAAAGGTCACCTCCCATGGCACAAGGAAGACCCCAGAATTCAGCTCTTCTTTTCGTCGGGAGTGTTTCTTCATATGTGAAGAAGTAAGTATACCCCTCCATCGGTATTCCGAACCTCTTTGCTAAGATGTCGTTTCTCGATGCTGGAGCATTTTCCGCTCTTTCAACTTCCAGTTGATATGTTTCATATGAAACCGTTTGCCCAAGATTAGGATTTGCTTTGATCCACATCTCGGGATCGTTTACTTCCATTACATCATCTAATTTGTAATACCAGATAGAAACGTGCGGGTTGACATAGTCGCCTTTAAGTATGTCAAGTAGTTCCATTTTGATTGTATCGCCACTACTGTTACGAACGGTTCCTTCTGAGCTAGTAGCGACGATAATGTAATCATCTAACTTCGATGCGCCTTGCTCAATTGCGCCCACTACATCTTCGCGGATGTCGCCAGACAACCATTCATCAATCGTATTGACTTTCGTACGTAGACCTTGCAATTTGTCAATGCTCATAGGACGAACTTCCAATAATGAATTGGTTAAGAAGTTCTGAATGCCCTTTTTAGTGGATGCAAGTTTCACACGATTTGCTCTGGATCCTGTAGTATTGTATAAAGATCCCTCAGTTAGAAACTGAAAGAGTGGCCCGCGCGCACGTACGATAGCAGTTCTTATTGGCGACATTACTTCCTCAGCTTGCGGCATAGTTGGCGCTGTAGTAACTTGATGTGTAGTCGCAGTGTCTACATTCAAAAAGAAACTTTGTATCAACGCTGAATACATTGATTTGGCTGCGCCTCTCGCAACGATCAAGTATTGTTTATTAATGAGACGCTTTTTAATAACTTTACGCTCGTAATGCCCGCCCCGATCTCCGGGAGACGGAACGTAAACACTACGCTCAACAAAGTAATACCAACCAAACAATTGCTCAGCCCAAAGTTTGAATGTAAACAAAAGATAAAGATCACTACCATCAGTAAGCGTGTGCTCTTCTTCGCAGTATCGAATAAAACCTTCTACTGCGTCTTCATCGTAATAGATTCCAGGATTCGAAATGAAATCATCAATACGATTCATTTCTAATGAAATCTCTTTACAAACCGGTATCTTTCCAGATAAAACATCCTCGCGGAAAATACCATAGTATTTTGGAACGGCAGTATTTGAGAGAGCCATACTTCATCCTTTAACCGCCACTAACTCTTCTTGGGTACAAGATAGTCTTTAAGGCTTGCGCCAAATGCTTCGGCGGTCGGACCAATAACTTTCATGGTAGCTCCAACAGCTACGCCAACTAATATTTTAGTTGCCACCGATTTAGCGGCTCTTTCGAATGTGTTTTGATTTCGCCTTTGATCTTCTCTGTGATACGGCTGATTATAAGTTCGTTGGAAACTTTCAGTCCGTCTATTAGAAGGCTGCTTCTCTTGACTTTTTGCATACCTATCCAAAAGATCTGCTTTACGCCTTCTTCGTTCCGCTTGTTTTGCATATCCTTTGGATACGCTAGAATCCTTTATCTTTGCCGCTTTAGCTTCATCTTTATCGGCTTTCTGCCTTAAAGTGATCGCCACTTCGCTGGGGGTTTTCTTATACTGTCGAACGCCCCAACGCATTCCCTTTTTTCCATAATGCTTTAATTCGTCTGGGAGCATTTAACCTCCCTTCCCTATCATACAACCGGCTCAACATAACTAAAATCACTAAGCCGCCATTCTAATTCTTTAGCTTGCGCCTCTAATGCCGTGATTACAAACGCGTGCGATGGCGGGTCGAACAAAAGACGAACTTTTGTGTAAATATACATTTGCGCCATACCATGAATATAATCATCACTTGGAAGAAACGCATCGAAACTTCCGGTCTCCAAAGTTATTTGGTATGGAGTAGATCCGACGCCAATTTGAGACAGCGACGCTAAAGCCGAATTGATATGAATTACTAATTGCGAATCAAAATCCGTAACTTCAAGCGGGATTCCAAGAAGCAACTTGGTCGCGTTAAGAATTTCGTTCATACTTTATTCCTCTACGACAAATGACTTCTTAACGTATCCGCGGACAACTTCGCCAGCCTCAGTAAACTCGACAAAGACCCACTCGGGATCGTCATCTTTAACTACCTTAAGCCGAACCTGATTTGAAACGTAAGTAACGACTTCACCATTCGGCTTGCTGCGAACGCGCAGTTTACCAACATCATCCACGAAAGGCAAGACATAAACTCCCGTCAGATCGACCGTCTCTTCATCTGCTGTTTCTTCAACGATTTCGTCGACGGCCTGTACACTATCTTCTGTCTCTTCGACTGACTCTTCTTCGACCGGATCTTCATCCAACTCTTCTTCAACCGGATCTTCAATAACCTCAGGTGCGTCATCAACAGCACTGAGCTCCTCTCGATCCTTCTTATACGCATAATTATAATCGACCATCAGTACCTCCAAATTTATAATAGCCATGGACTGGTATCGTTTCTAAATCGTTCTACTGGCATTTGAAGAAGCAAACTTGCATCGCCGAAATGAATTGCGTTGTGTGTGCTTCTCGAAACACAAACAAGAAACTCAGGATCAATCAAGAAATCACTTTCAGTCTCGATGTCCTCCTCATTAATTGGATTCATATGATGAATATAAATTCGATCATAAATTTGTCGATCGTAATATGCTAAATCACAACCGTTATCTCGAAGGATTACTTCATGCCGAATAGATCTCCAAAGATTAGAAGCATAGAACCACTGATTAATATAACGCGAATGCCCGAAGGTTGCTGCGCCAACAGTACCACCTATCTTAAGATACTCATACCTTTCTTCAAAGGATGGACGCTGAATCATCTCGGAGTATGTTCTAATTTTCATAATCATCCGTAGGTGTTCCCGTATACAAACGCATAGCGTTAAGCGCGTTGGTATATAGTTCTTCTACTGTCTTGTTGGACTTAATTGCTTCAGTCTTAGCTGTCAACAACTCTTCTTGCTTCTCTAAAATTCTTTTCTCTATTCGTTCCTTCGTAGAACCCAACTTTAAAAAATGAGTAATGACTTGTGACGATGCAGTCCCGTCGCGAATTTGCTTCTCCGCTAAATCCACAGCTGCTGCAATCAGCTGATTCTCACGAGCTTCGAGAGTCTTGGCCGGGGCACGGCGTCTCGGAGCTTCGTCTTTCGCTGTTGTAGTTCTCTTCTTTGTAGCCATACCCTCCTCCCACTCCCGGAATTATTGGAATTGTTTTCCCAAAAATTCCCCCCGGAGAAATTTTTGGG